ATGTCTGTTGTGCTTTTCCATTTCAATAGCAGTTATCTTCCGGGCGGGTTTGCTGGCGTTGACGTCTTTTTTGTCATCTCTGGTTTTTTGATGACATCAATCATATTTAGGGGAATAGAAAATAATAATTTTTCTATATTAAAGTTCTTTCAAGCCAGAGCGAGAAGGATAGTTCCTGCGTTAGTTGCAGTCATTGCTATCGTATTGCTGTTGGGTTACTTGTTTTTTGAGCCATTGACATATCAATTGGTTGGAAAGCATGGGTTATCCAGTTTATTATTTGTCTCCAATATAGTATATGCCAATGAGTCAGGCTACTTTGATTCAGATGCATTCAGTAAGTTATTCCTGCATACCTGGTCGCTTTCTGTTGAATGGCAATTTTATATTATATATCCAATAATCTTAGTCGTTCTATCCAAGTTTTTATCAGTCAAGAATATAAAAAGAATCATTTTAGCTCTTACTGTCTTGAGTTTGCTGCTATGTATATACATTTCTACTAAAGATTCAGTAATGTCTTATTTCATGCTCTATACAAGGGCGTGGGAAATGCTCTTTGGTGGTCTTGCTTTCTTATACCCAGTAAGCCTTGAAAGCAGTAAAAAAAGAATAGTGGAAATTTTAGGGATATCTCTCATTATTCTATCTTTCATTATTTTCTCAAATGAGAATTTATGGCCTAGTTATAATGCACTCCTGCCTGTGATTGGCGCTTACCTTTGTATATTATCAAACAACGAAAAAACATTACTGTCTAATACAGTATTTCAAAAAATTGGACTATGGTCATACTCTATCTATCTTGTCCATTGGCCTTTTATTGTCTTCTTCAAAAAAATAAATATTGAAGTTAACTTTGTTATTTATTTGATTTCAATAATCATTATCGCCTTTTTGATATTTAACACTATCGAAAAAAGAAGAAACTACAAATATGGATTATTATCTATTTTCCTGATATCAATGGCATCATCATATATGGTTTCTATGGATGGGTTGGGTTTCAGGGTTGATGACAACTACAAGTTAACAAAAAAAGAATTTCATAGAGAATATTTTGGTGGGAGCGCCATAAGACAGGCAAGTGATATACAATATTTTAACATTGGAGATCGTGAAGAGCCAAGAGCCATAATAACGGGTGATAGCTTTAGTAGACAGTATATGAATAGCTTTAAGAATGAAAAATTCAAAGCTATAGGTATATTTAAAGATGGTTGTTTTATAACTCCAAATTATTACTCTAAATTTGATGATAATGATGATAGGGTATGTATTCTTAGATACAACAACTTAATTAAAGTTATGGAAAACCATCCTAAAACTGATATTATACTGTCCATGTCTTGGGGTGATTATAAACTAACAAACCGAATAAATGGAGATAAATTAAATGGAGATGTTAATAAAACAATAGTCAATGAACTTGCTGAATTGATCAAGATAGGCGGCAATGAAAGACATTACTATATAATAGGGAAGACAAATGGCAGCAAATCATCTTCATTTGAATGTCTGGCTAGAAATAACTTACCAGTAAATAGATTAATGTCTCCATGTCCATCAGAAAGTAACAGAGAAAAGATAAAAATAAACGATGATATTAGACATCTTGAGTCTATGTTTAATAATGTAACGTTCATAGATCCTAATGATATTTTATGCAAGAATGGCAAATGTCTTCTTTTAGATAAAAAGAATCATCCCATATATTCCGATAACAGTCACTTATCAATATATGGCTCTGACATTGTTGTTAAATATATAATAGATAAAATTAATTGAAAATAATGCCCTCCAATGAGGGCATTTATTTTTATGGCGTATATTTTCTTGTTCTCAACACTCCTCTTTCAGAAATTATTTCCCAAAGTTGCCCTGTGATTTGATCAGTTATGACAGGTGATGAATTAGGAGTTAAAAATCTAATATGCCCAGAAACATCACCTCCTGAACTCCCAACAACACCCATTCTAGTATTGTGTGAGTCGCATTTTGCAAATATGCACCCTATTCTTAATTCTCCGCTATTCTTGAAATCATAATAATTAACTCTTAGTGTAAACACTCTAGTCATTAATCTGATTCCAGTGACATTGGTTGACCTTAAATCTTCATTAGTTGAATGTATAACATTACCATTTGCATTTAGTGCTTCCAGCTTCACTTTACCCTTTAGTGATGATATGTAAGATAAAGTTTGCCCTATCAACGTAAAGTTATAAATAGATGATATCATGTCCATTTCTATAGATACCGAATCACCAATAGATACATCTATATTTGTTGATGAAGACTGGTTTCCATCAAACATGTTATTTATGTCTTCAATAAAAGATGTTATGTCACTGCCGTTTTTGATTACTCTAGTTCTAAATCTTGGTCTTAACGAAAAATTGCCAAGAAAATTATCAATACCTCTTACGTATCCCCCTGATGAGCCTCTAGAAGACAAGGCATAACCAGATGATTCAGTAAATATATTTTTGAATGGGAAAGACTCTGAAACAAAGTTATTTGCCCCCGGAAGATCTTCTTTCACAAATTTGCTATACCAAGATTCTCCATCGTTAAGTGTGGCATATAATAGCTCTACGATGTTATTGGTAGATTCCTGAAATACATCGGATGACTTATTCCCTTTTGTAAACTCAAACAATATATCTCCATCACCAGCATTTATATCCCATCCCTTTATTGTAAATTTATTATCATATCCTTCACAATACATGAATCTCCTTGTTGTTACTTTTGTTGACTGTAACTCTGCGAGAACGATGTTACTGGAAACTTCTCCTCCACGAGTGGTTTTCGGGTTGGTTGATGTGCACTTCAGGCTGATTGCGTCCTTAAAGCGTCTCGCCCTAATATCAATCGTGTTACCGTTTACCCATCCAACAAATTGCCCCGGTGAATTTGCATCCATAATCCCCTGCATCACCAGTGAATAGCTAAATCCATCAATATAGAAGTTTAATTTATTGCGGTGAACGTTTTCCCATGACCGATCAGTCATGCCCAGCGTTGGCCGCATCCAGGACCCCCCCAGCATGAGCACCCCGCCGCCGGTCAAATTGGCGTAATCATCCACATTTCCCTGATCCCAGCCGTTATAGTCAATATGCCCATTGCGAATATCTAATCGTCCCGAAATCACATTATCCTGACAGCCCAGCGTACCCTCCGGTGAGCGCCAGCTATAAAATCCCACCATAAAATAATCATCCGGCAGGACAATATTTTTTGATGATTTCAAGTGACCATAGGTCGGCATCATGACATTACGCCTAAACACAATGCCGCAATCTATCAGACTGGTCAGGGTTAAGGTGCCTTCCCATAATAAGGTGATATCTTCAAAAACAATGCGCTCTGAGTATTCGTATTCTTTTCCGCGTGGGATCACCAGCGCATAGCCATGCGCTTTGCACCAGTCAGCCGCTTTCTGAATGTAATGCCCCCCAAGCGGCTGAAAAAAGTCCAGTGATTTGGTTTTCCATTGAGAGTTGATGATATCGCCAACAGTATTATCACCATCCGCCCTAATGATATCGGCACCCCCCGGTGCTCCCAGCTGTTTTCGGAGTTGATCAGGGTCATACTTCAATAGGTTAGGAACGTAGAACTGCTGCACCCCATAGCTATCGTAAACCGCCATAGCGTGCCCCTCAACCGTCACGAACTTACTCATCTGGCCATTGTAAACCGGGTAGCCAGCCTGATTGATGATGATAGGCTGAGGGCACGGGATATGAGCACCGTCTTCCCGCTCCAGATAAACCTGAATCTGGTTTTCAGGCAGGGTCGGATCGGTATTGACCTTACCAATGTAAATCCGGCCGTTAGCGCATGCCTTGAAGGAACGTGCCATCGTGAATAACTGAGACGGCATGCTAACGACGACATTCGGTATTATCTCTGACATTTATATTTTCTCCAGACATACAGCATCCCAGCACGAGATACTGTAGCGATGTTAAAATTTGGACGTAAAAAAGCCGCAATTAAGCGGCATGACATGAGTAATGAAGTAAACTATTCTTCCTGGTTCTGGCTTATCCAGCCAATAATGCCAATACGGGCCAGGGTGCGTTTATCCGTCTCAGGAAGAGAAGCATAGAATGAACGCCATGCTTTTGAGGCTCTCAGCCCGGATTCATCAAATGCTTTTCTGTATTTCCCCTTATCCTTGGGTAGTGGTGAAGTGAGTCCTTTGGTTGCCTGCTGGAATTCGGGCGTTAAAATCAGCCGCTCAGCCGCCGCTGAAGAGCCGGAACCACCTGCTAATCGTGCTCTGGCTGCCAGCTTCTCACCAATCACACCACCGGCAACCGCACCCAGTGGTCCACCCTTAGTGCCTGCCATGGTGCCTATTCTTGCGGCGTACTTCGCCATTAACTCGTGAGGGGCTGTCACCGCATCGAACCGCTGAGTGAAGTCATTCAATCTACCCGTGGTGATTTCGTATGATTTTGCCTTACGAATCGCATTGGCCACCACATAGGTATCCTGCAGTCCCGACATAAATTCACGCGGCATATGTTGCACCAAAGTACGTAAGTTTCCTGATGTACGTAAGTTCTGGTACCAGTCAGCAAATCCGGCGGGATTAAAATCGGCACCGCGCTTGCCCGATGAAAGCATGTCCCTAATCGCTGAGCCTGCCACCTCCTGACGCATTTGTCGTGTGGGCAGGTTGGCCATCAGCTCAGTAAATTGCTTGGCATTTCCTTTGGCGAGAGACGCGACAGCCAGAGCGCTTTTATTGGCGATATCACCCGTGAGATTTTTCCCTCTCAGCTGAACCATTTGCCCTTCCATGTTCTTACGCATTTGCACTAACCGCTGGGCTATTTCAAATTCCCGCCTGACCTCAGCACCGCCCAGAGCAACGCGCTGATCTGCTGATAATTGACGATACAGGTAACTCAGCGCGGCTTCATCCGCATCGCGATATGGTCCTCTATTTTTAAACAGCGCCTGTCCAACCAGTCTTCTTTGCTTATTCAGGTTGGCATAGGTAAGAGTACCATCGACTCCGGGATTGATGGCTTTGAACACATTCTTTTCTACAGTATCAAGATGCTCCCAGCCGCCTAACTCATCCGCCTTTCTTTCAAGCATGGCCCCCGTGTTTTCAGCATTGACTCTCGTTCTCGCAGGCATGGCATTATCAATACGTCGATAAAGATCATCACTTTTTCGCTCAAGCGCAGCCATGCGGCTATCAAATTGCCCAATCACGCGTTGATTAAGGGATAACGCATCAGGCACAGTTGCAACATCATCAATCAACCTCCCCGCACTTTCAGCAAGGCGACTGATTGATTTATCCTCCTGAACCTTAAGTGCAGATCCGGGCCTTGATTTTATCGCTTGCTCAACTGCCTGATATTGCTGATTACCCGATAACGTGGAAGGCAATAAATCGTCAACAACACCCAGCCGTTCTGCGGCTGCTCTGACTTCCTGTACCGGTTGTGGATCAAGCCCTTTTAAGGAAGATGCTAAGTCGGGATTTTTCTGCGATGCCATCTGACGCAGGGTTTCTTCAGGTGTGAGCACGTGTTCGGCTTCGGGTGGTGGGCTGGGTGGATGTCCAGTACTCGAAGCCTCATCAGCGCCTCTAAAGAATTTATTTAGCCCGGTTTTTTCGCCAACCTGATTGACTAATTTCCCCACGTATGGCGAGGCATACTCAGCCACCGGGCCAATAGCGCCGCCGATCGCGGCGCCAGTCAAAAGATCTCCGCCGGTTCCCTTTGCGACCAGTCCGCCTTCTACCGCTCCCGTTAATGAGGCCAGCCCTAATCTCCCCGGCGTGGTAGCAGCCAGATTGACTATTCCGCCACCGGAAACAAACGGCGCAGCCTGACCGACAAACTCCCCTATATCCTGCGCAGTCGAATTCCTGGCTTTCATCTTGCTGTTGATGGCATTTATTGTAGCTTGCTCTTCCTGTGTGGGCTTTTCAGACCAAGGTAAAGCATTTGCTATATCAACCGCGCCTTTTACCGCGCCCATGACAAAATTATCGAACGTGTTGGCTTTCTCGAATATCGTGTCCTGTCTTTCATTCTCTTCCCTGCTGATGCCGAATGGTGGGTAAGCAGAATAGAACTGTTTTTTAGCCGCTTCGACATGATTCCCCGCGTTTGGTGCGACAACGTCATTGAAGTACTGCTCTTGCGCTGCCGCTTGCTGCTGGGGATTAAGCGATTGGTATTCTTGAGATGCCATGACATCCCGCCACGGTTTAGCCATTAGTCACCCCATAAACTTGAGTAGTTATGACTGCCCTTTGTCGATTCGGCTTGGTTACTACTATACAAGGCCGACTCATCCTTATATTTGGAATTCAGTCTGTCTTGAGCTTGCGTTAGGGTGTTTTTAATCTCACTCAGCGATCGCTTGGCCTCTTTTTCTGACATACTTGAACTTAAGCTACCAATCGCAGCCTGCAATTTCGCCCCCTCAGCATTAGACAACGCGCCCATTCCCTTCATTTGGCTCACCATCGACAGGAAGATTTGCGAACCCAGCGTCTCTACCTGAGCCTGCGTATCGGCGGCATCTGTTCCCGGTATCCATCGGCTGCTAAAGGGGTTGATATTAGTGCCAAAATACCCCGTAAATCCCGGACTGTTCATTATCCTGTCAGCAGCATCTATTGATCGTTGAGACGCTTCATAGGCAGCGGCATAATTATCATACCTATCCGCTTTAGCTTCACTGGCTTTCTTTTGTGCCTCTTGCTGCTTCATTAAGAGATCATCGCGCTTAATTTGATTGGTTTCACTGGCCAGCTGGCGGTCAATGGATTTTTGAGCAAACTCAGCCTTCTTTATTTCTCTGTCGAGTCTGGCATTTTCTGCTGAAATATCCTGACCACGGACCTGAATATCTTGCCCTCTGGATTGCAAAACCTCTGACGCTCTGTTGCTTCTCATGGATTCAGCCAATCTACCACGGTCAATCTCTCTTCCCTGTTGCTTGTCCTGAACGCCGTAGTACTCATTAGGAGAAAGTGTCCCCATTCTTACTGCTTCAATCGTTTGGTTCAGTGTCTGAGGGTCATTCATAGCCATCTGCATTATTTCCTGAGGACTTGACCCAATTGAACTGAGCGCGCCAGAATGATGAGTCGCCGCTTGAGCGATAGCCTGTGGATTGCCAGATTGCATAGCCATCCCCAAATCTCTGGCCGCATTACCTAATGCCATTCGGTGATTATCATTCTGAACACCCATCATCTTTTGCAGGTAATCAACCGCCTGAGGATTTTTAGCCATTAATGCATTCATTGCCTGAGGATTGCCCCAAGCCTGGCTGATTTGCTGATTCAGCGACTGCTGCTGCTGTCTCTGGAGTTGCTGGTCTTGCATTTGCTGTTGCATCTGCATGTTCTGCATATTTAACCCTGAAAGCTGAGCCTGACCCAGCCTGTTCTGTGTCTCCATCAGGGCTTCTTTCCTGTAATCAGGAATTAAAGCATTGTAGTAGTTAATAGGTTGTAACATCAGAACATCCCTCCCATCATGTTACCCATGATATTCCCGGCAAAGTTACCGAACTGGTTCATATCTTGGGCAGAAGCGTTATTGATACTATTGAGAGAACTGCCTGCAACCTGCCACGGAAGTGCCCTTCTTCCGGCATTTATCGCCCCTTGCTGCCCATATAAAGCCCCCATCGCATTCGCATTGCCCGCCGAAGCAGCAGACTGAGCACCAGCACCGGACAAGCCAACGTTAGTCAGTCCCATTAATTGGTTATACATGTCCTGCTGCTGTCCTTGCATATTGCCGAGGTAATGCTGAACCAGACCCGGTGTTATGGCCGCTAATGCATTACTATTTGCCGATGATCCAAGGCTGCCAGTGGCCTCTGCTGAGGCTAACTGTTGATACCGAGCCTGATCTGCCATCATCTGATATTCAGGACTTTTCAAATATTCTGCTGTTAATGCATTCCGGTCAATGGGTTTCCCAGCAATACCCTGCAAACCCTCTAAACCAGATAATCCGGCTTTCCTAAATGGCTCAAGCAACTCAAGCTGCTTTTCGTACATCGCCATTTGATTGTCCATTGCCCGGTCATTTGAACGGGCCTGTTCTTTAGCGCCCTTCCGTGCGCCAATGCCGCCCAGCACATTGCCCGCAATGTTACCCACTGCACCAATGGCATTACCCATAATAGTCTCCCGGCTCACGCCACATGATAAAAGAAGTCACTACCCTGCCGTCCGTCAATGGGATCAGTTGCTTTGTGGGTGACGAAAAGCCCATCTTTGCCGCGTAATGACAAACATGCTCTCTATCAACCAGAATGGCTGCCCTGAGCTTATACTTGCCGAACAGCTTTAGAATGGCTGCACCCGCCATTCGGCTGTCTTTGCGTCTGCGTTTGTCCATGGCGATATGGATATCATAAAATCCGTCTTGCTTGACCAGTGCAAATACACAGCAACCCTCCCATAAATAGTATTCAGCACCGGGTTCTACCCATGACGGAACGCCCCACAGCCGCATCAGCTGTGAACCGGTTATTTTGTCTATTTTTGTCATTAGTTAATAAGTCCGTGAGACCTCAATGCGTCCTCATACGCCTTGCACCTTTTGGCGAGCGATGTGACGGCATTCATGAGAGATTGGATAACAGATTGGTCGTAAGTTTCACCCGCGTTCCATGACTGATTAGCATCTATCGTCCCTTTATTTGCCTCGCCAGTCATTGCGGTGAATCCCTTGACCCTTTGACCCACCACATTAAGGCCATTGATTAGGTAGTTGTTTTTAACATCGATGGGGGACGAGATAACCTGAGTTGCCGTTGCTTTCCTGGAGACATAGTCAACTTTTATTTCAGATATCTGACCGTCTATGTCCTGTATCTTTATCTTCAGGCCCTCAACGTCATGCTCGACATTCAGCACCCTGACTTCCAGTTTTGCTAAGTCTTCCTCTGCTTTGGTGATCCTGACTTCGTGGTCTTCCAGCGTTTCTTCGGCCTGAGTGATTCTTTTCCCATGAGCATCAAGGACGATATCCTGCTCGTCATTTTTAGCCTGAGCATCATAAGCCCCGTCTCCGGCCTGATTGGCTTTGTTCGCCACATTGCCTAAATCCGTGCCTTGCTGAACAACATAGAGAAAATAAGGCTGAGAGAAGTTATCGGGAAGAAGCGTGGCATCAATGCGGTTTGCCTGTATTTCGACAGGATTTTTGAGATTATCATCGGCCATATTTACTCCAGTCTAATCTGGCAACCGGTTAGCGTTACCGGTGATTTGGTAATGATACGCACCTTAAAGCCAATGTTTTTGCGTACCCTACCCACACGCCGCCACAAGATGCGTTTGTCATAGAGAAAGGGGGCGTTCTGACTCATCATCTGCTCCCGACCGTAGTTGATACCATCGGTAGTGGCAGACAGGAACAAGCGATCAGCGTATTGCGCAACGCCCGTCGAGGCTTCCAGTTCAAAATCAAATACCCTGGCATTATCCGCTTTGAACATGGGCGTATACAGCAAGTGTTCCTGCTGCTGGCCGTATTGCTCTGAAGAAGAAAAATTAAGCTGTCCGCTCACGCATTCTTTTTTATCCCCCACCGTGATTTGATTGCCCTCAAACATAAAATCAATACCACGGTAGATATCATCATATAACCCGGTCTTTAGGATGCTCCATTGTGGCGCATTCTGACTGGCAGCAGCGTCATAACACAACACATGGCGGGGAAGATGAATAATCAGTAGCTCATGTGCATCAAAGCGAACGGTTTCCATAACACCGACTGCCAGTTCATCAGCCGTGTATTCTCGCAGTATTTTCTCTATGGATGCTGTAGCAATGGAGGCAACTTGTCCTTGCCGGATCACATAAACAGAGGGTAATCCTGTCGCTTGATGGCTGATAATGGAGTGCGAGTCACCGAATACCGTTTTGCAATGTATGCCTGCAATACCCTTTTGTACCATCAGGGAAGGTTGAGCCACATAAATTGCTGCTTGCGCGTCAGTAGCCCCCGTCAGCGAAAAATACTCAATGGTGGAGGAGCCGAAACACACAACAAAATCCCGCCATGTATCAATGCCGATAATACCATCAGGCTGAGACTCAGCACGGTACAACGCGCGGTATCGGTCTGGGTGGGATTCATCTTCCAAATCGGTCACACCGAAAGTATCAGTACCCTCTTTCGCCCAGATGTAACGACCCCGGGATCGGCAAATATCACGCACGGAACCGATATCATATTGTGGGTACCCAGACGAAGCAGGCCAGTTCTCCAGTCGCTTAACCGTGCCATCATAACGATAAAGTGACATGACACCATTAGCAGAAACAGCCTGACTGTGATAGCTGTGCGCCATACTGACACGACCAGAACCGGAAACATTGCCGATAGTATCAGATCCTCTATACAGTTTATTCCCCAGAACGCGATACACTGCCGACTCCTTAGTATTGAACTCAGCACCGCGCGATACGCCTGCTACATCATCATTGCACTGAGTGATACCGGGGAAAGAGCGGAGATAGCCGGATGCACCTAATATTTCCTTCGGTGTGGCCAACATATTAACCGGCAGCAGATCAACATAATCAGCATCATGGTAGTTTTTACCATTCCCTTTCATCAGCGGGAGTTGTTGTATTGGCATCACTCACCTATGTAGTAGGGTTATTTTTTTCGATATAAAAGCGATCCCATGAAAAGGCTTTTCGATTGCCAGACCCTGTCGGCATATCATTGCGCCTTTCCAGTGGTGGAACCGCAGTCAGAGCAATGCAAATGGCCTGATAAGCTGAATCTGCCGCTGTCAGCAACGCATCTGATGGCTGGATCACGTTATCCATGCACATCTGCACAGCCAGCTTTAAAGAAACGCTATCATTAGCCCAGGCGGGTATCCCTGAATCATCATCCGGCATGGGCTGAACGCTATTGGCAGAGTCAGCAAACCGATAGCCTAATTCAATGCCTTTCACCTGCCATTGCGCCATCATGTCCTCTAAGTCTCCGATGGAATCTTCAACAGACTGCGGCTCTGCCTCCGTCAGCGTAGCATCAGAATACAGCCCGGCTTTTCTCAGTGCCTTAAGGACTAAATCACCCTTGGTTTTCGCCATCGTTTACCACCTCATTACGCTTAGGCTTCTCTACGGTTTCGTGTGGGTGTTTTACCCAGCCTTGCTTTAAGCTGCCTTCGATTTCTTCATTAGCAACAACAAGATAATCCAGTGAATAAGGGCCGCAGGTGATCATTGTGCCCTGTTTATACAGCATGGTTTTCATGTATCACCCCAAGATAATCCAATCGTTAGCTAAGAGATCAGTTTGACTAGCAAGCCATCCCACGACTAGCTTGTTATCAGCAGTTTTCATGCAAATTGAATCAACGAAAGCAGGTTCGCCTAGATATTCGCCATAGCCATATTCAAGTCCTCTTTGTAATTCAGTTCCTTTAATTAAATACAGTAACATCCCTTTTCCGTTCCAACCATTACGGGCGATACGCTTACCTTGTTTCAGGGCGTCTAATGCTTCATTAAATGTAATCATTGTAATTTTTCCAAAATCAGAAAGGGGCATAAGCCCCTCAGGTTACTGTCCCGCAATGACCAACCCGACATACTCCGGCACCAGTACGGAGCAACCATACAGCGTGGTGAAGCGGGTGGTGGTGACGCCTTTGATGTGGTCAAAGAAATAAGACATGATCAACGTTGCACCCTGTTCAGTGGTGGCGGTCATGACTTGTGGGCCTTGTCCGGTAGGAAAGGCCAGTTTGCCGTACATCAATTCGACAGAGCCATCAGCCCAGAACAGGTTAGTTGGCGCAGCATTCTTGTTCAGAAGAGTGATTGCCGCCCCGTTTGCCGCATTCGCATTAACGTTGGCATAAGGCTGGCTGGCCACATCAGCATTATCAGGCGGTAAAATCTGCGGAGAAATAGTCGCTGTAGAGCCACTGACAGCGAGAACACGGAAAACCTGTGGCTGATCGGTGGTGTCTTTTGTTATCTGATGCACGGAATACACATCAGCAATGGTGAAAACATCGCCAACCTGCAAGCCTTCACCGGACAATGTGATCTGCCCCTGACGGTTATCAACCGGCATATCATTCATATCTTTTGCCACGACTTTATGCTTGGGAGCGGCTGCCAGTGTTAATGCCGCTGATGTGCCTTTTGGCACACGGCCTGAGATATCGGTCTTATAGCTGTCAAAGCTGGCAACCGGGGGGATCTGGGCTTTTTCATAAGCCGTCAGCGTTGTGCCCTGCGCATAGGCACGCATCCCTAACTCACCTGCCAAGTCTTTATAGTTGAACGGGTTCCAGAAACTGCGGCGGTTAATGCCCTGTGGAACACCAATGGCGGTCATGGTGGCATCAATACCGGCTGCGCAGTTCCATAAATCACGTCCCTGGCCGCCAGACGTGTTATTCGTCATCGCAATCACATTAGTGGCGCGCTGGGTTGCCACCTGAATAAGATCAGAGTCAATTTGTGCCGCGAGACGTTGACCTGCTGCACGACCTGCCTCTGTTTTATGCTCCGGGTCACGCATCTCTCTTGCGTCCAGTGTGTACAGAATGTTTTTAGGTTCTTTGAACACAGACGGAACGAGACGCTGAACTAACGCCGTGGGTTGCTTATCGGAGAGATCAAGTCCTTCTTCTACGTTCATGTGGTAGTGCTGAGGGCGATAAATCACATCACCGGCCCGCTGCATGGCGGTATCGCCGGGGCGGAATTTCTTCGCATTACGGGAGACTACGCCAGCGGCTTCAAAGCCGTCCACGTAGTTTTCAAACATGATTTCTAAGTCTTTTGCTAATTGATTAGCCATATTTCATCTGCTCCGATGGATTATTTCCTGGCTCTTTTGGCGGCGAAGTATTTATCCCAATTGCCGCTTTCGAGTGCGTCTGATTTCAGTTTTTCTAGGTTATTCAGGGCAGCACCATTCCCGCCTTTAACTTCCGGCGTAGTGGCTGCGTTATTTTTGGGTTTTGGCATCATTCTCGCTTTTGATTCAATGGAACCAATCAAGCGACCAATTACCACGGGGTCAGTGGCATTTGCCATTTGCTGGCGCAGTTCTGCATTGCGTCCCAACGCTAAGACGACCATTTCCGGCTTCTCAGCAAAATGCAGGATCATGGCCTGAATCACTTCCGGCACATCATCAATCACTGCCTGTTCAGCTTGTTGATAGCTGGGCACTTTCAGCGATTTCACTCGCGCCTGATAAGTCGCCATTTTCTGCTGATGCGCTTGCTGCAATGCCTGCTGTTGCCGGTCTTGTTCTGCCTTTTGATTAAGATACTGGCTGTTTTTATCGGCCCATTCGGTCATCCTGGTTTGATAAATATCCTCATCCCAATCAATGCCTTCATCAGACAATTGCGGCATACGTGGCGGCTGGATAACTGGCTGTTGCAACTCAGGCTGCTGGGGCGGTTGCTGCTGGCGACGAAACGCTTTCAGCGCTTTATCTTTTTCCCTGATGGTGCTGCGCAGATGTTTAACTAACCCCTGATCCTTTTCTTCATCACTGGACGGCGAACCCAGCTCTTCTTCACCAAAATAAAATACCTGTTCTGAATCAATATCGTTAGCTTCAGCGCTGGTATCGACAGTGTTGTTATCGCCAACGTTGTTACTATCAGTATCATTCAGTACGTCGCCGCCCGGAATTTGCTCAGGCGCGGTGTTATTCAGATCATTTTCTGCTGGTGTGTTTTCTGCCGTATCAAACATAAATACCCCTTAGTTACTCGATATAAGCCCATCGGAAGGCAATAGACTGCCCGGCCTCATCAAGACGACCTGAGCGGGATTAGGTTGGTTATTGGTTAAGTTGTTGCGTAGTGGGTTGCATAGACTGGGCTAAATCCATGCTTTGGGTGTGATTTTGCGCTGTCCCTTTCAGCATCAGTTCAGCATCAGCACGGGCATTGTCTCCTTGCTGTTGCTGGAACTGAGAAAGCAGTTTGAGCGCTTCACGGATATCGGATTTTTGCTGACTATCTGCTGAGGCGAGGATCTTAACCACGTTTGCCGCTGCAACCTGAGCATCTGCCTGAGCCTTGAATGCTTTAACCTGTATCTCAGCCTGTTCATTCATGGCTTTCTGCATTTCTGCCTGTGCCAGCTTATCCTGCGCCATGGCTGCGATCATTGCCGGGTCAGGCTGTGATTGCTGTTGCTGAGCCTGAGCAACCCTTTGTTCTTCTTCGGGGTTTCTTGGCTTCACTACCCCGGACAAAAGAAGCTGCTGACGGTTGTACTCTTTCAGATCGTCCAGACCTTCACCATCCATGTTATCCAGCACAATGGAAGAAAGCAGATCATGCTTTGGCGTTCCCGGAGGCACAAGCGCAAGCATATCAAGCAGACTTTTAACCGTAGAATCCCGTCGATTAGCGAATGACTGACCCACATCCACGGTAACCTCATATTTGCCCTGAGAGAGGTCATTAAGCGCAACAGCCTCACCGGTTTGGCGGTCAATCACTTCACCGCTCATCAGGGCAACATCATCTGTGCCATCTTCATTCACAACCCGCATTGGCGTGTCGCTACCATAGACCTCCCGCGCCATTGAGAGCCAAATCACACCTGCTCGACGCAATGACTTAGCCATATTATCCATATAGATATAGCTCTGCGTATCCATCCGGTTAAAGATGCTATCAACGGTATCGGTGGCAATGTTGCTTGGCATATTCTCAAGCTGACTGGCGCCGGTGATTTGTTGGATAGCGGTGCCGGTGTATTGCAAAAGCCCGGCAAGCGCGGGCGGCATCTGAGTAGGCGGCGTATAACTACTGACTTGCGCCTGTGCAGTAATCTCCCCTGATTTGTTTTTTAAGCTCACCATGGGCAGATAGGCGGGACGCTTTTTATTACGTTCAGCCCAATGACTGGCAAGCGGTCCCGGTATCATATCCACATCAACGACCGGAATACCGTCTCCGCCTGCCTGCGTCGCGTTATCGGCAATCATGGACACCATCAGGTTCTCAAGGCGCTGGGCATCCATGGCTTTGGCGGCATGGCCCTCTATGCGTTCCTGATTATCCACAAACGAACGTCGACCGTAGACAGGCACCAAAGGGATATGCTCACCGGGAATTCTTTTCGGCTCTTCTAACCAGTCAGAACCGGACAACAATCCGCAGTAAACACGGCGTTTCTTAACCTGTCGCTCACCCAGCTTTTCAAAGTCACCCTCTGCCAGCTCATCAATAATGTCCTTGATTTGCTCTGAATCATAAACCGCCGTCGCACCCGTGATGGGATTACGCCATGCGCTAATCTGGGTTTTCTCTATGCGAACCTCGTAATAACGGGCTACATAGATAGCCTCTGGCGTTGACCAGTCATACTGTGTTCCGGTGTCATCCCGGTTAAGGCTGGCCATATTGGATGTAGGATACTCGGCTTTAAATGCCTCTGGCGTCATCGAGAACATTTCCAGCGCCCACATGGCATCACTCCGGTCATACTGCTTGCTGTCCTGATCGAAGAAAACACAAGTGGCCGGGTCGTAGATGGGCACTAAACTGATCCGGCGCTGCTCATTGCTGGGGTCCATCTCGTCTTCATAGTCAGCGCACAGACGAAAGCAACCAAAGCCACCGACGACAGCATCATCGAACGCATTATCACACGCCTCACCACCTGACGTTTCCTGATAATCAGCCCGGAACTTGCCGTTCATTTTTTCTGCTAATGCTTCAGAGGCCTGATTGTCTTTCGGCCTGAATTTCACGCTGATACGGTTCTGTCGGTATTCGCCAATAATGCGATCACATTCACGGGCGATTTTGTTTAATTCAAAGCGGGGATAATGCTCAAAGCGGCCTTCCTCAAATGAATAACCTGCATTGGTACTGCCTTCCCACTGAGCACCTGCAACACGCACAAAGCGCTGAGCCTCAACCACCTGCTCGCGCATACTCTGACTGCCGGCATAGGCTTTATCGAAATTACGCAAGACCTTCTGATGCCAGTCAGCCAATTCATTTGTTGTTTTACCTTCGTTTGCCATATCAACCTACACCACAAGGAATTTTGTAATCAGCGTAATCATGAGCCTTTGGCCTGCCGACTTCGCCATGACGGATAGCATAACGCCGCATCATGTAGGCATATCTGACGGCATCCAGAATGTCGTCCCGAACCTTTACAATCCTGCCTTTTTCATCACGATGATAAAAATTGTATTCTTCGAAGAAGTCACGCAGACCAGAGAAAACTTTCAATTTTCCCCGCCTCATCAGGTCGTATATTTCAAATAATCCCGGCTCGACTGAACGACTGCCATCTTCCCACTGGGCAGGCTCAAGCAACATATCGAAACCCGCTTCTTCATAGTATGATTTCTGCTGTAACCCTGAGCCTTTCTCGGTTTGTAATCCATCGTTAGGCCATGCCGTGGGAACGCCATCAGCCCATGGCTTAACGGCACTGAATGCCTCGGCGGGTGATACCTGCCTAGCTTTGTAAGCTCGGGTGACATAGAACGTTTCATTCTCAGTGTCCCATGCCAATTGCACGTGAGCTTGTGGGTGATCCCAGCCAAAATCCATACCATCAATCACAAACCAGTGTTCAGGGATAGGAAATGGGTCACATTTAATGTAATCCTCGCCTAAATCATAGATTCGACCATGACCCAGCATAGGAATACCTTTAGTTCGCATATCACGCTGATGAGGAGGAAATGAGGCTAACAAGTCCTCTTTAACCTTCTCACTCAAATGCGGCGCATCATCCCAACCCACATTCATACAAGTCTGGGCAACTGAAGGGTTATCCATGAAGCCGATAACTAAATCCGTTCTGCCGTTTTCGGGTGTAAAAGTCAGAATCCCCCTGCCACCCTGACCTTGGTCACCTGTCGCGGTACGGGTTAAAACCTGCGGATAAATCGTCGGGTCTTTTGGCTCTTCATCAATATGAAACCAATCAACACTGTCACCCATGAGGGCATGTTGGCCTTGTGAGTAGGACCAGAATTGAATTTTTGCCACACCACCAGATTTATGCCTGACGTAGGCTGTTCTTATTCCATTGGGCGTGCCTTGCATTGGCTCGGTATCAATAATCAATTCGCCGGGGATCAATCCGCCAGACCAACCAATATCAGTCTTCCTGCCAAGGATAGGGGTTTGGAGCAGATCCCGGCATTTCTCACCCGAGTAACCCAGGCACCAAATCAGCGGAGCATGGTCAAACTGATAGCCTGACCAATCATCAGGGTAATCACCCATGGCGTGAATGGCATCAACGTAAGTCGCTGTATCTGTCTTGCCAACACGGTTAGCCGCAATCAAAGCCACCTGAGAGTATTCAATGCTCAGTGCTATAAACTTTTTTTGCCAAGGGTAACGGGTTTCATAGTAGGATTTGTAACGATAGACTTTTGCTCGGCGTTCTTTCTCTTCAAGGAGCCTGAGAAGCTCAATTTTCTGCTCCCTTGTCATGGTTCAGCTCCTTAATACGCTTATCTATCTCATCGTCGGTTAAATCGGTCACCGTTTGGTTAACCACTTTTTTCTCGGCCAATCCTAAATCTCTAGCGATGATATTAGGGTTAAGGAGATCTGCCGCCGCTCCAGCGAATTTTTGGTCATATATCACCCTGTCAGCTCGCGAAACGACAGCAGATAAATCTTCTCTGACTCGGTATTGACGCCATGTTTCTTCAGTGATATCCAAAAACAAGCAAAGGCCGTTCAATGTCATCGCCCTCATCTTGGGTATCTTCTCTTGAGTCACTACACCTTGAAAGGCAAACGGCTTAACTTCCCATAATGGATTTTGCTCTACCCATTCGAAATATTCACAACATGCGGTCCATAATTGCTCCGGGCTTTCGAATTTAGGCTTGCATCCATGGCTACTTCTCATCTCCCAAAATCGATTTCCTTTTGGTGCTGCCATATCTCCTCCTTAATTCATTATTCAGCCCACTCGATGAATAGGCTGTGTGATGAACTAATTGAATAAGCTCAATGCCTCTTGAGCATTACGGACGGCTTTATCTGCTCTGGCCACAACACCGGATTCGGTTTGCACGAGTGTGTATTGATCTTTGAAGAGTTCAAACTTCAACGTGTTATCACCAATAAACTCTATAGCTTTCTGGGCGGCTGCCGTGTCATTCATCACGAGACGTAAGACATCCAGCCGCATTTGCTGTGACAAGGTAAGTTCTGTCATTTTTGGATTCCTTAAAAAAGAAAAACCACCACGAATGTGATGGTTGGGAGTATTCCTATCAGTACTCAAGAAATGGATGCGGTATAAAAACGCATAATTTCACGGGATAAAAAAGTAAAATATTTTTATTAATCTTTTAATGAACATACTTGAAGACCCAAAAACAATCACCATATAACAATTGTCACTTTATGGTGAAGTGACTCTGTAATCGTTTTAGGAGCATCAATATGTCTAAAAAACCCGGTTCTAATACCGGAAAAGATGGCGGCACTTACCAAGAAGTTGGTCCTCGTGGTGGTAAAAAAGATAATTACTCCACAGTAAAGGATAATGAGAAGCTACCTCCAACAACCAAGCCTGGGCATGAATGGGAACTCATTAATCGAACACCCGATAGCCCTCGTAAAAAATAATTAGTATTTAATTAAGGCTAGATTATGTCGTACTGGCCTTTTCGATTTGTTCCACCATATAGTTATTAACGTGTTCGGCTACCCATCCAGTAACATATGCCAAGGGTTCCTGATTTGCAAAGCTCACTTTGACTCTCACCAAATCCAAAACGTGCCAAGCCACATGCACACATTCATGAGCCAATATTTCAGTACCGTAGCTATCTAAATCTTTAAATGTAAGCGTTATGATATCAATGCCGGACTGGTCATCATTTACTACGCGGACTTGGGCAGCATAGTTATGGTAGAGATAGTCACCACCAAATCTTTCCCTTGCGTCTTCAGCTCTACTGAAAACCAGCACTTTTACTTTGTATAGAGGAACCGTTAATTCCAGAAATGATGTTTCATTCATTTCGTTACTCCGCATTCAGTCTTAACATAATCCTGCAAATACTTAGTTTGTCGTTCGTTCTCCGCCATCATTCGGAGGAGATCGTAATAATCTTGTTTAGCTGGTTCGGTAAGTTGTGGGGTTCCTGCATCGCCCACGCTGCCGGAGGAAGTGGACTCACGCACGGGGCAGGTGGCTTGGATGCGCAGCTTGCGACGACCAGCGGCAATATCAGCCCGAAGAGTGTTGATTTCAGTCTTGGCATTGGCGAGTTCCTGAGTGTGTTTGCTGTCTAGCTCATGCAGCATATCAATGTGCGTGTTTTGGTAGTTGATGGTGTCGGTCAGTTGCTGGATTTCGGTTAGCTGGTCGTTATTGATACCGAGCTGTTTCTTGTAGCCAGAGCGATAGAGGTAAGCGGCACCGGAAGCAACAATCAGCGCAATAACCACACCGTAGGTAACATTGAGCTTCATGACAAAAACATCTGGCGTTCAGATGCCCTGCGCTTAGTCAGACCGTTCATCACCTTACCCACTGCCTTATTCCATCTCTGGAATTCATCGGCTGTACCTTGATAGTCACCCGCATTGAGTTTCTTCAGCAAGGTAGAACGGACAAAGTTACCGGCACCACAATTGAAGATGAACGAGCACAGGGCATCAAACTGACCCTGACTCAGTGATACCTTCACGGCTAATTCAATCGTGATGTAGATAGGCTGAAGGTCATCATGCAGGAATGCTTCGGCTTGCTGTTCGGTGATAACTTGCCCCGGCTTGACGTCTTTTGTGTGACCGTAGCCAATCGTCCACGGAATGCCTCCAGTAGCCGGATCGGGATAAGCTTTCAGTTTCAAGCCTTCATATTGCTTAATGCACTCCAGACCTTTATTGCTAATTTCCATCAGAAGTGCCTCCTGCTTTCTTCTCTGCCGCCTTACGCAGCCACTGACCAATAAAGTCTGTTCCCAGATAACCAATCACCACACTACCGATGTAGGCTAAATCAGGATTCAAACCAAACAGATTTAATACATCACGAATGAACCAGGCGAACATGGCACACATAAAGGCATCGATGGAGACCTTTAACCACCCGCCGCCGTGATAGCGACCGCGAAGAAATGCCATCGTCCCGGCGAGGGTTGCTCCGATGCCTTGCTCTCTTATCGATATGAGCCAGTCACCGAGATGTACCCAGATATCAGGATTTTCTTTCATCTTCATATTCCACCCCATTAGAACAATGGGCGTCCATGGGGGTGAAATAGGTTCGCCCCTGAGAGTTGTAGTGAATAGTGCCCTAAGAATTTAGGGCGGAGATACGCATGGTGCGTAGCTTGTAGCAGGTCTAGCCTGCCTGTTTTCAGGTGTTAAATTGTGGTCCTGCCAATATGAGCGTTTGCGGTCGGCTGGAACAGGTAAATCCGCAACGCACCCAACACTTTCTCGGTAGTTGGCGACCAAAAACAAAAAGGCTGCATTAAGCAGCCTTGAATTAAATATGTAGATTTATTTCCAGTTGAAGCAGAAATGCAGTGTATTATTTATATTTTCTTTCAACAGAAAGCCTAAATTTCTTATGTCGTCATTATCAGATGTCCACCAACCATTATACGAACCGACGAATTCGTATTGTTGTTTGCCTTGGAAATAAATATCATCCGCACTACGACCAAGATTATAATTTGTATCATTAACAGTTATAATAAGATCTTTGTTAAATAATTCTACCATCTTCTGATAACCTGCTTGATTGTTATCGGAAGAGACTCTAATACTAATTGACATCCCATCATCATCCCATGAAAAATAAGAAAATTGAGCAATATCTGTTTCATTCTGGAAGTTAGTTAGTGTACCAAAAGGCCATGCATCTCGTAATTCCATATCAGCAAGATATCCAAACAAATGGATTTTAGCCGGCATTTCAGGACCTATATATGGAGGTGTAGCTCCTATATTAAGATCAAATGACAGCATGCAATTCTTTAGCTTATTAACATCAGACATAAACACCTCACTTTATTATTCGTTAAATGTAATTTCATCCTACTGCTAACTAGCCAGTTAATATTACTGAGGTCAGATTCTTATCTCAATTGAATAGCCTGTAACAGAATCAATACGCCTTAAAATAGGGTGGTGCATTATAAAGTTTATCTGTTAGTCGAGTGCGAGATTCAGTGCGGTGTAAACTCAAACTTTACTACTGACAGAAAGTATTTCGTTTATTTCCCGCTCGGTCTGCTTAAACCGGTCTTCTTCCAGCTCAACGCCCAAAACCCGACGATTGAGTTTCAACGCTGCTTTCAATGTTGCACCTGAACCCATAAAGAAATCAGCCACCAAATCCCCTTCACGGCTACTGGACTGGATAATATGTGCCATCAGCTCAGCGGGTTTTTCGCAGGGATGTTTGCCCGGATAATATTGGACGGGCGCAAATTGCCAGACATCGGTATAAGGCACGGCTGCGGTGACCGTGAACGAACGGCGCATTAAACCGTATTCCTGACGCAATTCTTCATATTGGCGCGATAACGTCAGGTGAGATCCCACCAGTTCATCATAGGGTTTGTTCAATTCGCCACACTGGTGCTTTTCGTTAGCGATACGGTCAAATAACACCTGCAGTTTTTGATAATCGACTTCATTGGGTAACTGCCATTGGCTATCGCTGAACCAGTGACTGGCCATCTGCTTTCCAGTGGCCTTGTGAATGTCTTTTGCCGTGATACCTAATGCTTTCCGTGCATCACGGAAATAATTTATTAGCGGTTTAAACACCGACTGTTTCAGCTCACGGCATTGTTTGAAATAGCCATCCCCTTTCGGGTGATACGGCCCTTGATAATGTTCGGCAAAAATGATGCGTTCTGTAGCCGGGAAATACATTCGCAGGCTTTCTTTGTTCTGCCTGCGCCATGGGCCAGAAGGCTTCGCCCAAATGATATGGTTCAACACGTTAAATCGTTCCCGTACCAGCAGCTCAGTATCAGAGGCCAGACGCGAACCACAGAACATATACAGGCTACCGTTGGGTTTCAGTACCCGCCAGAATTCAGCCAGGAGTTCATCCAGCCACGCGAGGTATGCCGTCACATCGTTCCACTGGTTATCCCAGCTGCAGTCTTTAACCCGAAAGTAAGGCGGGTCAGTCGCGATAAGGTCGATACAGTTATCCGGCAGGGTTTTGATAAATTTCAGAGAGTCGTCGTTAATTAATGTGGTACTACTTAAATTCACTGGCTATTCCATACATCGACGCTGACTGCTTCTCAGGAAAGCCACAGGGTGAAGGCTGGTGAAAGTACACCAGCCCCGCATTTCACCGCTTAAGACATTACCCCATCAAGGGCAACGTTTAAAAAACGTCTCATTGTCTCGGCTTTCCATCAGACCAGCCAGACAAAATTGAGTTAAAAGCAATTGGCAACGCGGCTTTGATAGTCCCGTTAAGGCAGAAATGTCTGAAACAGACGCCCAATCATACAGGGAAACTGTTTCTAAAACGCAGGAAGCTGTTGTTGTCATATCTTCATGTTTTAGCATGATAATTTTAACCTTTTGGTCAGTTAGTCGGCGTGAACACACATGTAACTCTGACCAAGCACAACAGCAAGTCTTATGTTTATTTAGGCATAAAAAAACCTGCTCTGGGCAGGTTCTTCTTTAATTTGGCCTTTCGCTTCTTGCGGATAGAACACCGCGAAGCTTATACGAAAATATTAACTCGATTGCTCAAAAAGTCAAACTTTTTTAATCGACATAACCTTTTGTCTTTCTAATTCATCACACATAGGCCGATATAACATAAATTCCGCTACCCTTAACCAGTTTTCAACCCGACGGCGACAGGTTGACAGTGACGTATCAGGATGGCGTTCGTGCATTTCAGAGGCAATGCCATAATAAGATTTCTTGTATATATAATGCTCTTTCAGAATATTCAACAAACCGCGATCATGTTCCATTACACGGCCAATCACAGTATCCATTTTTAACCCTTCCGCATCGGTACAGAACCATAAGCTACTGATCGCTTTTTTATCTTTCATCTGGCCAAAAATCTGCAATAACTCTTCTTTTGTCAGACCCGCCTGTTTCATTCTATTCATGGCCATACGTAAAGCTTTTTTGCTGATCACCGGCTCTGACAGTAAGCGGGAAAAAATACCTGCTGCCTGCGGCACTTTACGAATAGCGGACCAGTTTCCCCATACACTTAACTGACCCCGTATCCAAACGCTATCAAGGGTACGCAATCTCAAATGCTCTTCACCTTTTCCACATGTTGCCGGATAAATCATTCTGCGCCCCTTATTTTGATATTAACTGAAATCTTTACACCCGACATAACCGTACCTCTTTCACTTCCCTTTTAACCTGTGCTAACAATTCAATTTCTGTTCCATGGCTTGCCTGCCATGTTTTCGGTGCCGCATGGAATCCGGTTGGATAACACGCCCGATGATGGCGAGGACATAACGGCAGAACGGAGAAGTTTTCGGCGCGTTGTGCCATGCCCTGTCCGGTCCTCACATGATGAATTTCCGCTAGCGATGCACCTAGCCCCAGATTCCGGCAGGCAATACAACCGAGCGAGGCGACATCTGACAGCCACTGTTTTTCACTGTTGGTCATTGGTCTTGCCTCTCCCTTACGCAAAATCAAACAACTGAGCCGCCGCATTTTCAGCAGCGCCTCTGGTCGGGAAATTGCGATATAAGATGAAGTTCCACAGCACGTTCAGTGTGGATTGATAGAGTGCCTGAAATTCCAGCTCGTCCATTTTGGCGAAGCTGACTGAGCGGGGTTCTCGATACAAGCTGCCATCTGGCATTTCATAGGTGTCATAGTGACCGGATTCCACCGTCACCCAGCGCCTGAAAGCATCAAAAGATTTAGTGGCCGTAATGTTGTGAGCACGGTTTTTGGATAAGTCAGCAAGGTATTCATCAGCGGCAGATTGTAAAGCATCTTCATTGCCAGCGAAGTGAGCCAGAAATTGTACGTAGCCTCGCACAATCGCTTTTTCTTCGGGGGAGATCGTGCCGCCGGTAGGTTCCCAGTATTCAAAACCGAGATTCAGCAGGGCAAAGTATTTTCGGTGGAAACGGGGGTTACGGGCTTTCTTAAAATCAGCTTGCAGCACATCGCCGCATTTGATTTTCGAATGCAGGTATTCTCTGGCTGCTGGGGTAGCAGGCTGTAAGGTATTGTCGGAAATTTTGATAAAACTATGCTGCGCCATTACTGATCCCTTTATTAAGGTAATGGCACAGCAGCTTGTGTTTAGGTTCGGATGTTCAGACCGATAGGAATAGAATAACAGGTATGAGTATTATTTCCCAACTTTACTTTCCATTGAATAAGTTAACAACATTTGTATCTTGCTGTGTAGAGGATACATTAATACTATTTTTTAGCTGTATTCGGGACTTAAAATCAAGTACTTGTGATTCCGATAAGTACCCTTTAGGAACCGAACACAAATCCTCAAAATCTCCTTTTGGGAAACTAAATTCTTCAAGAAGTGTTTTTTTATTAAACACACCTGAATCCAGTAATAGATTCAGGCATCGAGGTAATAAGCGAACCGATTCTGGCTTTCTAAGATCATCAAGCGGCTCTCCTTTTCTCCAGCCTCTGGCAGAAATACTTTTATACAGCCTCTGATATTCTAACGGTGATATTAATTCCAAATTTCGCGCTCTCAAGATCATAGCTTGTGCAGACATCCCCCAACGACTTTTTAGCGCTAAAAAATTCTCTAATGTCGGATATGGTGGAAGCTCTACAGAAAATGATTCTTCCGGCAACATAAAACACGATGCAAACTTATGTGCCTGTTCTTCTATTGGAGTGAAATTAATATTATCAAATTTATTTATATATCGATGTAAAACTATATGGCCTAATTCATGAGCAGCATCAAATCGACTACGATAATAATTATCTTTGTCACTTGCTAATACAACATAAGGTCTAATCTCTATATCATTCCATTGAGAATAACCATCCATGACGGAGCTACCCTGTTCAAACCGAGAACAAACTATCCCTGCATTCTCCATTACAAGTAACAAATCATCTATCGGTGCAATACCCAACCCCCATGCTTTCCGGCATTCAAAAGCCATTTTCTCAATTAGCTGATCATCTATGGCTCTGTAGTCTTTTACATCAAGGTGAGGAATATTAATTTCTGGATAATCAATGTATTCTTGCATCTTACATGATAGTTCCTGGAACCATTCCATGTATCGCTTTGCAGTGATACATAAGTCTTTTGCCGTGCTTGAAAGTGTTCGGAAGAATACTGGTTTCTTTTCATACTGAACAATAGGCTTGGTAAACCAACTTACCGGGCAATTAAGAATTTGACTTAAGCTATGCAATACTTCAGCATCCGGGGAATGATTACCGTTCTCCCACTTGGTAATCGTCGATGGTGAACGTTCCACTAACCTGCCAAGGTTAATTTTCGATAATCCCCTCGCTTCTCTTATCTGTGTCAGCCTTTCGGGTTGGAAACCAGAAATTCCCACTCTCATAATGTCTCACCTATTTACTTTCCTGATCCTTCAGGCGCTGTTTAAGCTTAGGTACAACCATATCAGGAATAACTACCTTCTTCTCTCCAGTGTAGAGCATCAAAAGCTCCGTGACAGATTTATCGTAGTGATAACCTTTCATGTCAGTGAAAGGAACCACTATCCTTAAATCCATCATGCTGACCTGAGATTCATGATATGGTGGGTTAATATTTATTAACAACATACCTAACGTATTAATATCATTATGCTTACTATCAGTTTCCTTAAAAAGATCCGGCGTATATCCTTCAAGCTCTTCATTTAACTGAGCTATTAAAGAACGATGTTTAGCTTTTCTTACGCGGAATTCATCATGATTGATGCCGATTCGGCTAATTTTAACACCTTCTGACTCAATGATAATGTAACTCTCTCCTTTGGGATATGTGTCAGTATCGTAACAAATATGACCTGAATTAATTGCCGCCTTTCTTAGCGCAGAGTTGAGAGCATAGTGCCTAATCTGAGGTCTGAGTCTATACTGCTCCGGTTCTCCCAGCTTCAGAATATCACCTACAATAACTTCCTGCGCTGCAGCGTATGCAGCAGGCAATTCATCTTGGAGATTAAGCCAAAAATCGCGCCTGAAGGCATTCATAACTAAGTTGTTAATATCGTCTTGTATGTCGTTAATGCTCATTTAGATACCCTGATTTCGTTAAGCAGATTTCATGGTAGTTTTTTTTCGTTTTGAACGCAAGTAACAAGCTTAGTCTGTAAGCTGTATATTACAAATACAGCTTCAGCGTATGCCAGCCCAATGTATTCCAGCAGGCGGCTTCCCCTGAAAAACAGCATGCCATCACGGGTAACGATTCACCGCATTTTTCACAGCATTGTTGCTGTAGTTTGGTGAGCATCCTTTTTAATGAACGGTCATCCATTCGAATGAGCATTGTGAGATATTCATTGACGTCATAAGGCTCTCTGCCCGGTCTACGCAATGTACAATTGCGTTTAAGCATCTCCAGCTCTTGGTTGTCGAGCAACAATTCTACCTTAGTGACGCCAGCTTCCTGCTGGCGTTGACGTTGGGCGGCTTTACGTTCTGCAGAGGATTTAGCCATTGTTAGGCGTCCTGAGCTTGTAAACCGAATTGAGGGTTCGGATAAATCCATCAAAATTAAAAGAGTGAATATTCTGAACGGGAGACGTAATGATTTCAGCGCCATCAAACCAGCGCTGATGGACATCATGGTAAATACGCCCGCTAGCCCGAAAATCACAGTTGCCATAGAGAATAAACCCGGTCAGCTCGATTTCAGCCGTGTATGCCATGCTTTCTGTATTTAGTTTCATTGGTCTTGCCTCTCTTAGTTAGTCGAATTTCTCAATGCCCACAGTTTTTGTAATTGAATTAATCCCTTGCCCGTTACCAGTGAGGTGATACATTCCTGAATTCCACGTTCCGGATGTTCCCAGCTACCTAATTTCACATCCATCAAGCCAGCCTGTATTTTTTCCTGATACGGTTCATTGCGGCGAGTGATCCAGCCGATTTGTCGCAGGAACGTGAACAGCCGGGTTCTACCTGTACCTAAAACCTTAGCCGCCTGAGCGATACTGAGCGCACCATGTGACGCAGAGACTTGGTCATGAAATTCAACCTTCGGCGCATCTTCGAAGATCTGGTGTTCTAACTGATTCACTGCTAATGATAACCGCTCTTTTTCTTCCTCAGCTTGCAATACCATCATGGCCAATTGCTTGGCGTTGGGTAGTGCTGGTTGTGGTGTTGTCAACTTGCCAGAACGGTAGTCGATAAAAGTCTGGTTAACCTGCAGACGGAATTTTGGAGAAATCCAGCCAGCATACTCAATGGCTAAAAGTTCATGAGCGAAAGTGCCTCCAGATTTGCCCTCTGAACTAACTAGACAAATTTGTCCAGTTTGAATTTCTAACTCAGAAATCAAATCCTTAGCTGTTTTGTTACGAAAGAACTTAGCTGGTGCTTTCTCATCACCAAGTCCACTTGCCCTATGCAACGCATTCAAATTGAAGCGTCCTTCTGCATCGGTGGTAATTTCAACGCCTGCGATAACAGGCTGATTCTTTTCATTTATCACATTTAACATCACGTTATTCCTTTGTTTAGAGTTTCATTACATCACGCCAGTAATTCAGGCGGGTTTTAAAAAATGCTTGGTATTCGTTGGAAATTCGTTCAATTTCCCTAAAAATGATGACCCGATTTATCTTCCTCAGTTTGAGCTGTTTGATTAACCGACTGGCCCTTAAATCCAGATGTTCCAACTCACGATATTCTGGGGGCCATAATCCCCTGTTATGGGGTAATTCCGCAGGCAAATAATCAGACTGCCTGCTCATGGCTGCTCCTTAGATTCTGCCGAAAGACGTTTAATGATCGCTTTTTCAGTCGGTCTCGGTGCAGCCATGACCTGTTTGTAGATCCGCTTTTTCTTCGGCGTATCGCATACCAAATTACGCTGGACAGCATCGAGGGGCATTCTCAGCAAAACAGCAATACTTTCCGGCGTTCTGCCAAGACGGGATAACTCATAAATTCCTCTGACAATAGCTTGCCCATAGTGAATACGCTTACCGATACTGATACTGGGTTCAGATACCCTTGCAGGCTGGGAAACCTGAGTTAGTTCCGGTTTGGGTTGGAAGGGCTGACGACTGCGTGCCCGTGCAGCCTGATTCAGATTATCGATAATATTGGCTGAGTGGTCGCAGCCATCATCCGTAATATCACGCCGATCAAGGATCAATTTGTTGACATTGTTTTCGTTGTTCATAAGGTCTTGCCTCGTTTGGGTTTTTCCGCTTTTGGTCAGAAAGCGTTTTGACTATTGGTCAACATGTTGCTCTTTCGCTGCCTGTTCTGCGGCCTGTTTCCAGATCCCACGCCAAGCCGCTAGTGCAGGAACTTCACTCATCCTCCCTATCCCGGCTTTACGTGCCAATTGAGCTGCCAGTTCCTGAATCCGGTTCGCTGGATTCCAGCCGGTTGAAAACAAGAGCCGGAATGTGGCATCACGCTCCACGGTATCAATGGTGATGCCCGTTTCTCCGGCTTTCAGCCAGCGACCATTGACACAGGCAGGACGTCCCGCTTTGTCCCACTTGCACGCTTTATCGAAATACTCCGTACAGTTCTCCGGGCCAAACAGGGTCTTCGGGCGTAAGTAATCCCGCATCTTGCCATCATCCCGCCATTTGGTCGTCAGGTAGTCAGTGATGAGCTTCAGGTCGTCCACTGTATAACCATCGCCCAGTCGGGCACGGATATACCCCATTGTGGTTTTGCCATCACGGTAGTTAGAACCGGTCACCTGATTGAAATAAACCAAGACTTGTTGAGCTGGGTTGTGGTCGGGTTCCGTGGGAACCTGACAAGAAGAGTTAGTCTCTGTAGTAATCTCTGTAGTAATCTCTGTATTTGTCTTACGTTTCAACGTAGGGGCTATTACGTCTTGACGTAACCCCTCTTCCATTTCAACGTAACCCCTATTACGTTTCAACGTAACAGGGGGAGAAGAAACAGACTCATCTTTTGTTTGACAATCACTCAAAGCATTAGGGTTGATTATATTTATTAGTGTGTCCACTACCGGTTCGATGAATAATACATTGTTAACAATTCCATTAGCAGTATTAATCTTTCTGAGTTCCAGTGTAATGAATCCATGATCGCGAAGGCGTTTTAGTGCATCCGTAACTTCTCGCTTTGTAAAACCGAATTGATCCGAAAATGATTGATAAGAACGCTGTAATTTATCGCTATGAAAACGCTTTCTAAATCCCTTAAGCTCACCAGTGAGTTCATCTCTGATTTCGGTTGGTCGATACCAATACACAATTTCAGATAACAAAATAATTGCTGTGCTATCCGGTTTTCCTGATGGGAATTTTATAAATTGCCACCAAACAGCCGGAATAACGTTACCAGTGATATTTATTTTACCTATTTCACTCACTACAGGAGTAATGTTCTGCTTATCCATTACACTAATTCCTGTAATTCATAGGCACGAAAAGGCTCTGTTTTTACCTTTCCATCAGTGATGGTAAATATTTTTCTTACCTTTATAATACCATGATTTTCAAGGTTTTTAGTTTCTCTAAAAATAACCATGGAATGACAACAACAAAAATGTGCCATGTCTTCATGAGAAATGATCCTTTCTCCAATACCGTCCATATTTCCGCTATTGAGAATTTTCAGCAATATCAAACGATGAATAGGATTTTCAAATGAAAGCTGATTAATTTTTTCCAATATACTCATCTCAGCCTCCTCATTTTTTAGCGATAGCACAGCATGCCTTCTGATCTTCATCAGATGACAGATTTTCAGTGCTCAGTGTTGATTTATTTTTTTCATCATTGACTCGCGTCGCGAGAGCCGCTTCCTTACGGCTTTCATAGATGGGTAAAATTTCTTCACGTGTGGCGGGGTTACCGTTCAGACGAAAGCCGTCACGATAGGTAATCGTATCGATTATCATTGGTCTTGCCTCTTATGTTTTAAACGTTGGTCAGACGCGGTATTGCATTTAATGCTGTTATCGCATTCATTATTTGTCGTGACATGTCACGGCCTCCTAAAAGCGTTTCACTCATTGCCGCAGCAAATTCTTTAATCGCAATTGATGCAAGATAATTCAAATTATCTTCACTAGTCAACCTCGCTCGTCGTTCTATCGGTAATGCCGCTTCAATCGCTGGCAACAGTTCCGTGATCTTGCGTTGTGCCGCAGTCGAATCACTGCGCAACCAGCGGAAAATTTGCTGCCGGTTATTATTTATCGCTTTCCAATCAGCATTTCCTGTTGCGTCCTCAATCTGGCGTAACCGATGTTGGGAACAATCCGCACATAGCAGGAAATACATACGACTCACTTCAATGGCTACATGCTCCTGACCTCGCTCCATGGCCCAAGCCTCAACTTCGGCTCTGAGCGTATTGATATCTTGCTCCACGATTTGCGTCTCCTGTCGCAATGTTGATTATTGAAAATCAGATTTTTACTGATACCTCAGTTATATTCATTTCAGGCCATATTTTTTGCCAATCATGAGGACGAAGATCTTGCCTTGTTACTTTCCCATCAGTGGCCTTTTCAATATCAAAACATCTAGCAGGAGGAACTGGAGCATGCCCATGTGCCATTTGAGATAAGTAGGAACTGGACACTCCTAGTTTTTCGGCAAGGCGTTTAGCTTCGCCACGTTTCAAAGTGGAAATGTAATCATTAAGTTTCATAGATACCTCTTCATTGGAAATGACAAGAGTTTAATAAACACTAAACATTTGTCAAGTATTTGCTTGTTTAGTGAATACTAATCAAAATCTAGCAACACGTGGTGTTATTTTTCTTAATTTAGTAACACGTGGCGTTACTTTGTTTAATTTATATACATGGATCTTTAGAAAAAATGAGTATTAAAAATATCAGACAGCAACGTCTAAGAGATTGGTTTTCTGACAGAACTCTTCCTGAAAAAGAGAAGAGCTATCTGTCACAACTTATGAATGGCAAGGCATCTTTTGGAGAAAAGGCGGCAAGACGGTTAGAAAGGGACTACCACATGCCAGAAGGCTATCTGGATGTTGATTCGAACGACGCAGAGTTAATAAATCCGCTACAAGTTACATTAACACCTAGACAAAAAGTTTTGTTGGAATTATTTGAGGAATTGCCAGATAGTGAAGCCACTGCTCTGATAAAAAATCTTGAAGAGAAAAAACAGCACTATGATAATTTACTAGAAGAATTATTACATAAAAAGAAGCAAAAGAAAGCATAGGAAAGAGTCATTCACTGACTTTTTCCTTATTTATCAATTTAGTAATTATTATTCCAGATAATATCATCATCCAAACATCTCTACTCATAATTAATTAGATGAATAGATAGTCGTATCAGGCATACGTGCAACTATCTACAACTAAAATTACCCAATATTTTCCTTAACAAGGAAAAACCAAACTCTACCCTATATTCCAATAATAAAAATATAATCAATAAAATCAATTAATTAATCTTAAAACACCAACCAATCGCCCTCCTTTGTTTAATTTTTACTTTACTTTTAGTTTATTAATTACTAAACTTCATCCCATCAGCAAACAGGCAGGACGCCCACGAAGTAGCCGCTACCGGCATATGAAGAGGTAGATGATTTGCCCAGACAATACGGCACAGCAGCCGTTTAGGTTAAGTGTTCAAGATCGAATTTACCGTTTCAGTTGTCATAGAGGAGGAGAACCTCAGCGCTCATTGCGACCTGCCATGATTACCACTCGATGACGACTGATTTTATCCCAACACCAGGGAGCCAGTTGAAGAGACCAATCACCATAGAGTGAAGCGTAAGAGGCAACTAAACCGGTCGTCAACCTTGACCAGGGTAAAGCGACGCTGGATAGCGTAACCAGCACTTTTTAGTACGGAGACCACCATCAAATTGATGGTACGCAAGAGGCAATAATAAACCTGACAGCCTGGAAAGACAGGCTCTTTACAACAGACGTAAAAAAACCCACCAAAGTGGGTTCTTTCACCCCGAGTCGCCGACCAAAGCTATCGGGATTTCTTACGACGGAGACCAATCCGTCGAAGAGGCAAGACCAATGATAACTCATCGATCCATGACAATATATAGGAGTTGCTATGAAAGCACAACCCAAGACACTCAAAATTACCCTCTATGTTTATGCCAAAGAAGGTGTTGACAGACAGGTTGAGTTCACCACGTTTACCAATAAACCGGTTAACACTGCCTTTTGGGGGGCATTAGTTTCTCAGCATGACGTGGAAATCACACTCCCGTCAGTCAACAAGTCTGATCTCGTCCAGGCACAGATCAAAGGGCTCGAGGCTGAAAAAGAAAAGGTTCTGGCCAATGCGCAGGTAGAAGTGAACCGGATTGAAGACCACATCCAATCACTCTTATGCATTGAAGGTAAACCTGTTTCCACTTCCGATATGGAGCTGCCTTATTAAATCCAGGTGAATGATGCAAGATATCAATGATGCGATTGAAATGATTCTGGATGCAGGCTTAGCTGCTGTTGAGCACGAAAATAACAGTGATTTCGTGAAAGGGGTAACACATATCTCCATTCTTGGCGGAAAGCGACGGGTGGAATATTACCCGACTACGGGGATGGTTTACGCCAATCCCGTCAAGGATCTTTATTCCACTTTCCGACTGCCCAAAGCCGGCATTCGAAGAGCCATCAGACTGGCTAAAACAGGCAATTAACAAGAGGCAAGACCCATGACAACTTATGTTTGTGTATTTGAGCCGATCCAAGAGGCTCAACAGGACGGTGCGGTATCTTTAGCCATCGCCCTTGAAGCCAACTCCATCAAAATGGCTAAAGCATTAGCCATCGTTCATCTGGGTGATGAGTACCCGGAGAATATGGATAAATTTAACACCGATACCCCGATTATTTGTGAAGACCGGGTCGGTTCTCCTCGCCCATCCGTGGGTAAATTTGATGAGAAGTTTGCTGCTGAATATGAATTCAATGGCACAACATGGCAGGCCAGAAGCCCCAAATTTGCCCAAGACCCTGAAATTCATGAGCGTGGGTTTACCCACACTTATACCACTCTGGATTTAGAAATTGCGCTGGCATTAGTGGATGGGGATTTTTATTGCTGGGAGATCCGCTCAAGGGAAATGAGTGCCGCGAAAAAGCTGATGGCCGATAACGATGAGGTATGGCGTCGTTGGTCTACAGCATTTCGTATCAGAACCGACGCTTTGTCTATCCCACGCGAAACGATTTTCAAGGTCGTGCGCGAAGGTAAACAGCATCCTGAATTTCTGGCCGATGCTAACGCGATGAAAGCATTTTTAAACCATACCTTAGGTGACACTAGCATCGCTGAATTACAGGATAAGCCTAACGAGCCTGCATCAATACCAGAAACCTCAACAGAAAACATCACGGCCGATGAAGTTGAAACCCAGACAGTACCCGAAGTGAAAGCGGAAAAGAGCGAAACTAAACCCCGTAAAACCAGAAAGACCAAACCAGCCAAAAAGGAAACCGTACCGGAAACTGAAGAAATAGCGCCAGAAGCTAATGAAAACGAACCAGAAATAGAGAAAACCGTACCGAAAACTAAGAATACCGCACCAAAAACGGCGGCAAATGATGAAATCACCCCATTACCGTCAGTCGGTAGACAGAACGCCAGTAATGATAATTTCCAGCACCGTGCTGATCTGTTGGAAGAAACCATTAAGGCACAGGGTAATGAACAACAGGCCAACCTTCGCATCTGGAAAGCGGTTCAACGTACCGATCCCCGCTTTACCAAACCATTGGAAGGCGTAGGCTATACCGGCACCAGTATCAATAGTAACTATATGCTGATGCGAGCAACTGAGCAATTTGGCCCAGCAGGTGGTAGTTGGGGATATCAGGTTCTGGAAGACAAGATGCTGGACGGTGCTCCAATGACTGAACCTGTTTATGACGCCAATAACAAGCAAACGGGTTTTCGTTTACTGCGTGATGGCGATGGTACTTTAATATGTGAACAAAACCACTCTATCAAGATCTTATTGTGGTATCCACTTGGGGACGGCACCCGTGGTGAGATCGAAAGTTACGGTGCAACACCTTACCGCTATAAGACTAAAAATGGCATCAAAACAGATGGCGAAGTGATTAAAAAGAGCCTGACAGATGCCATTAAAAAAGCCTTATCCATGCTGGGATTCAGTGCCGATGTCTTTATGGGTATGTACGATAACCCAGAATACCAGGCTGAAAACAAGATTGAATTTGGTATCAAGGCCGCCAGTGACAAAGCCGAAGATCTCACCCGTCTGCGTAAGGAACTGGACGAAAAGTTTGCACGTAACACCGAGACCATGAAAACGGCGATCACTAAAAATGAGCTGAGGGGCATTGCATCCACCCTCACCCGTGAAATCGACGTGCATCTCAAGAACGCGAAGTCGCTTGGTGACAAAGAGTATGAACGTTACCTGTCGGGCCGCTTACGTCGTTTGACTGAAATCGAGAAAGATTGTTTAACCCAACTGGAAGAGGCAAACCAATGACCACCGCTATTGCATTAGCTGCTGATTATGATCAATTGCAAAAACTGATAGCCGCCGGTGAATTTTCACCGGAAGCCATCGCCGATACACTTGAAGGTATTGAAGGTGCTTTGGGTGACAAACTGGATGCGGTGATGACCCATGTCCGTAACCTTGAAGGACAGGCCAGAACGCTGGACGATGAGGCCAAGCGACTGACTGAGCGTAAAAAATCCTTTGAAGGTCAGGTCAAACACCTTAAGAAGTACATTCTGGATTGCTTACTGAAAGCAGAACTGAACGGCCTTAAGACCACGAAAAATACCTTTAGTGCGCGTCAGGGCGTCGCCAGGATCATTATCGATAATGAGATGTTACTGCCCGATGAATTAGTGGATGTTCAAACCATTACCGCACCGGACAAAAAAGCCATTAAAGAAGCGATTGAACGTGGTGAAGCCGTACCGGGTGCGCATATCGAAATCGGGGAAAGAAGTTTGCAGGTTCGTTAACCATCAGTTTATGCCCGATGATTCGGGCATTGAGGAGCATACAATGGCAGCAAGACTTGAAGTCAGTATCTTTTATAACGAAGAAATCAAGCAGTGTGAAGTCACTTGGTCAGCAGATGGTTCCGATGATCTCGCGCCAATGGAAAAATCGATATTGGAACAACTAACAACTACCCTGATGAACCAACTAAATTCCGGTACTCATCACGGTCAATTGCATTAAGAGGACCAGTACGATGAAAAACAATCTGGAAGATCTGCACAATCATCTGTTTGCTCAGTTAGAACGTCTCTCTGATGAAGAGCTGAAAGGTGAAGAACTCAAATCTGAAATTGCCCGTGCGAAGGCTGTTTCGGACGTTGCCAACCAAATCGTGGAAAACGGCAAGCTGGCACTCACGGTGCAAAAAATGTTGGGTGATAACGAAATTCAATCCGCCCCCAAATATCTGGAGGTTAAATAATGGCGCATTTTGTCTATACTCCTGAAATGGAAGGTTGGATGCGGCAACATTATTTATTGCGGCTGGATAAACTCACCTTCGCCTTTAACCAGCAATTTAATGTAACCCGTTCCTCTGAGGCCATTAATGCGTTACGGAAACGCTTAAAATTGAAAACAGGCCGCAGCGGTTGTTTTGTGAAAGGCCACTCTCCGGCCAATAAAGGCACAAAAGGATTAACCAGTTCAAATTCAGGATCATTTAAGAAAAATAACCGTCCCCATAACTATCTGGCTATCGGTAGTGAAGCCGTGACCAAGGACGGTTATATCAAAATAAAAGTGGCTGAACCCAATAAATGGAAACTGAAACATCGGGTAGTTTGGGAACAACATTATGGCCAAATACCCAAAGGCGGCGTGATTAAATTTATCGATGACAATAAACAAAACTGTGTCATTGAAAACCTGATGCTGATATCGCAACAAGAAAACGCCGTCATTAACCGATATTATGCGAATGCCCCCGCTGAATATAAGCCGACCACTGTTCAGCTCGCACGTATAAAGATGACCATTAGAGATAAAACAAGAGGCAAGACCCATGCTTAAACATCAACATAAACGCTACCAGCCTATCAGGCTCATTCTGCCCGATGGTACAAGCGGCCAAATCATCACTGACCGCCGCTGCGCCGTCTTCTACGACTTCCCGCCCGAAGTAAAAATCGAGCCGGTTGACAACCCCCAGAAGGCAGAGGCCGACAGTTTATTCCTTGTCCGTAAACTTGATTAAGCGTAATCAGATATTTAGCCACGTAATCACTAGCATGATGGTACATCCACAGAACGGAGCACCATCATGCAACCCTGGCAACCGGGACAACAACTATTAACTAACTTCGATATCAAGCTGGGACGATTAGCGGCCAGTGTCAAAAACACGCCCTGTGATCAGGTCGATATTATTCGCGCCTGTGACATCGCTGATCTGCTCATTTTATCGATGATGAGGCAAGACCAAGACCATGAAAACAAATCGCGGAACTATTTCACATGATAAATTAATGAAAGCCAGCGCGTGGGGTAACAGAGAATTTGAAATAGGATCAATACCTGATAACCGAACCATTAAACGATGGATAGAGATAGGTCAATTAAGAGGGAAAATTGTCGATGGTTCGGCATGGGTTTATTCATCAGAAAGATGGGGCGTTGATTCTCTTATTTCATCACAAGTAAACAAGTTAATAAAAGATTCATAAAATGGCTGGACGTCCAAGAAAAAAAGAATTCAGGCACTTACCTGACTATCTTTATTTTGATAAATCCAAAAATGAATATCGGTTAACCCTTGTTAATGGAAAGCGTAAGTTTATTGGTGGCGACAAAGCAGTCGCTATCGCTATTGCCAGAGAATACAACAATGTGATGAGACCGGAACAATCCGTCTGTATTTCTTCCTTACTGAAGGAGTCAGGCGGTAAATTTGGTGAATCATTACCTTTCTCTGATCATGTTGATAAACTCTTCGACAGAATTATTTTGGATGAAAAACCCGCAGCAAATACCCTTGCTGACTGGAATAACAATATTGAAAGAATCAAAGAGTTTTTTACTGATATTCCCTGCATGGAAATATCGCTTGAGCATGTTAACGAATATCTTAATAAGTACCATACAGATGCGTCTGCTAATGTCCAAAACAGAAAGGTATCTTTTTTAAAGAAACTCTTTAGCTATGCTGTTGATGAATCTTTGATGCTTGATAATCCGGCAGAACGCAAGAAACGTAAACGGACAGATAAAAAAATGCGCCGCCGATTATCACTGGAAGACTTTAAAAAGATACGTATCGCTGCAGAACCGTGGTTACGAACAGCAATGGATCTAGCACTGCAAACTACTCAGGCCAGATTAGAGGTTTCGCGTATCAGATACAACATCAAATCCCCACAAGAAGGTGTTTGTGGTTGTATGTGGTATCCAGAACCGCAAAATGGCATTTATGGGATGCTTTATATTCACAGGCAAAAAATTCAGGATAAAGAAGCGTCTCACGTTGCTATTCCTATCGGAGAGAAGTTAAAACAGATTATTGATGATAGCCGGGATTCTATTGCTAGCCCGTATGTTGTTCATCGCTTGCCAATCAAGCGTCCGAACAAGATTAGCTCAGAAGTCCATCATCCTACTCAAGTTGCACCAGACTATCTGAGCCGGGCATTTTCGGCGTTGAGAGATAAAGTGGGTGTTACTGCACATTTGCCGATTGCAGAAAGGCCGACATTTCACGAGATCCGTGCACTGGCTGCACACATGTTTAAAACTAATGGATTAGACCCACAAGCACGTATGGCACACAGTGATGCAAAATCGACAAAAGTCTATACTCAGAACCATGTTGAATGGGTAGAAGTTCCTCACGGAGAGATAGCCATTTAG